TTAGTAATTGCTTTGGCTTTGTCAAAATTGACTGTTACAATCGTGTCATTAAGTTCCCATGCATTAAAAAAATCGTTGTTAGGCAATGTATCGCTGTCAACAATAATTGCACCTTCAGGGCAATCTTTTGCTAATACTTGTTCAATAGGCAATTCGCCAGTAGGAACGCAGACTGATACACCGCCATTGTTGTTTGTAAAAATAATTACTTGTGACATGATTTATCCTTATGAAGCAAATGCAATAAAATTAATATATTTAGCGTCAAAATAAGTTGCAAGGCTAATTGCACAAATAAAACTACAAGCCGTTGTGGTTGGTGCTACTTCGCCCAAAGTTGAACTATTTGAGTTTATTGCAGGGGTTGGAAATGCCGCTCCATAAGATGGACTTTGTGCTAAAGATTGAGCATAATTGGCATTGGGCATAGCAGTTGTAAAATTAACTGTGTAATAACCAGTAGAATTTCTTGTTACCGAACTGACATTGAATGAACTGTTTATAGTTTGAGTTGCACCATTGTAATTTACCCATGCTTTAGCAATACCTGTCATGCCATTCTGAGTAGCAAGAACTCCGCTAGGTGCGTTTAATGTAGTAACAGTTCCAGTAGTGCTGGTTAAAGCAGTTATTGTTGCGGCACTAAAGTTTGGTGTATCGCCCGATATAGTTAATGGCATTATGCGACTCCTTTTATAGCGTCAATCTGTTCTTGCAGTTTAGCAATCTGTTCTTCTTTGGTAGGCTGATTAGCAAGCCACTCTGCGTATTGTGTTTGTGCTTGTGCGATTTCTTCAGCAGTTAATTGAACAGTTTGTTGCTCACCAGTTTGTACATTGATTTCAATTCGTTCCATAATTAACCTTCATACAAAATGTTAATTGAGCCAGCATCAAATGTATCTGTGCCGTTAGAAGTAGTAATGCGAACCATATTTAAAGTTCCAGCTAATGTTTTTGAACCAGCCGTTTGCTGAACATAAGGTACAGTAGTTGTATTACAAGTTATACCAGTAAAAGTCCAAATATTACTGCCCAAACTATTAAACACAATATTTCCATTAAGTGCATAGGTAGCAACAGCACCGAATATATCAATACCTGCTGTACTAAAAGAAGTTGTTGTTGATGGAACATTAGTAATTAATGTTGTACCTGATGTATAACCAGTTGTTTCAGGCGTTCCACTAACCCCTAATTGAAGTCTAATATAAGCAGCACCATTGGTACTAACATCATTAAAATTAACAGTTACACGCTTTACCCAGCTAGGTATGCTAGTAAAGTCAATGCTTGTTCCGCTTGTAGATGCTACGGCAGTACCACTTATTAATTGACCATAAGCACCACTAGAGCTTACTGTTAGTTTAGTAGTACCATTACTTTGTAGTTCGATTGTTCCACTTGTATCAGCAGTTTGTACTAAACCACTAGATGTAGATGCGTTTAAGGTTACAGGCATTATTCAATCTCCTTCCAGCTTGTTGTAGATTCATCCCAGCTATATTTTTTACCATCTTGTGGGTGTGGTGCTGGGGCTTCCCAAATCCAAGTAGATTGATTTAATGTCCATGAAGCATAAGGTTGTGGTTCGTAAAATACATCGTTTGTTTTGTCGTAAACATAACCAATGCCAGCAAAGTTACCACGCAAAGGTGTGCCGCCTAACTTATGTTGGTTTCCATGAGTGTTGTAGGAAGTCTGAATCCATTCTCCTGCTGAAGAATCTACAAAGGTTTGAAAAAATTCAGGTTCGGCAACAATTAATTGAACGACTTTGCCGTTCAAAACTTTAGCAAAATGGCTCATGTTGTGTAACTCCCTGAAGATGAAAATTGTAAAATTGTATTTGAACCGCTTGTGTAAGGAGGAGTAATTAAAGTGCCAGTATATGTTCCTGAATAGTTTGCCGTTGGTATAGAAAGAATAACAATACCTGAACCACCATTTCCACCAGTTCCACCATTATCTACACCTGAACCACCGCCACCGCCACCACGATTTGCAGTTGCGTTTGAGCCGTTAGCGTTTGCATTTCCATTGCCGCCACCAGTTCCAGCAGTACCGCCTGAACCTCGACCAGCACCGCCACCACCCCCTGCATAACCTACAGAAGAACCAGTAATTGAACTAATAACAGCAGAACCGCCATTTCCAGCAGTTGTAGCTGTAGCATCCCCACCAACACCATCTGCACCGCCACCGCCCCCGCCCGGATATGCTGGACCAGTATAGTTACCAGTACCACCAGCAAAACCTTGACCACTAATACCAGAACCGCCAGAAGAGTTTTCTTGTCCACCACCACCGCCTGAACCACCATTGCCGCCAGTTTTGTCAGATGTGCCAGAAGACCCAGCACCGCCACCGCCACCGCCTGATGCAATAATTCCACCAAATGACGAATTCCCGCCAGAAGCACCTCGACCAGACGATGAGCCAGCCCCACCTGAACCTACAATAATAGAAGATGTAGAGCCTGTAATTAATGTTGTTGAGCCAGCAAGCAATCCACCAGCACCGCCACCGCCAGCCTCATCAAATCCACCACCACCACCGCCAGCAACGACTAAATAGTTAACGGAATATCCAACAAGCACAGTTCCGCTAGTAGTCGGCAATGTCAAAACAGTAGTACCTGCTACCGCTTGTTCCTGTAGCGTACAGCTTCCGCTAGTTGAGCCTAATAAGACAATAGACATATATTTTCCTTATAAAACGACCCAGCGACTACCGCTAGGAACAGTTACTACTACGCCACCATTGATTGTAATGGGTGAAACAGTCGATGCGTTCTTTCCCGTAGGAATTTGATACGAAGCGGTTACGACTTGGCTATTTTCCACAAATACTTGGTCACCGCCATTACCTGTTGCCCCACCGCCAATTTGTGACCATTTTCCCACTAAATACGAACCTACAGTTGATGCTGAACCCGATGGGGTAGTAAGCATGGTGTAAGTAAAGCTAACGGCATCTACTACAGTAATGCTAAAAGTACCATTATATTCAACAGGAACAGCACCGCTAACTGTGACAAATGTACCTGTAGTCAGGTTATGTGCCGATGCGGTTGTTAGGGTAGCGGTGGTTGTAACACGAGTAATAGAACTAATGGTTTGACCGCTATAGGTCGAATAGCCTTCAAATTGCTGTAGGGTGGTGTTGTAGCGTATTGAACCTACGGCTGGTGTAGCAGAGCGTTGGGCGGTTGAGCCGTTAGGTAACTTAATTTGACCTGTGCTATTGACCGCTAAATTACCCGCCATTGTGGTATCACCAGCAACCGATAGAGTAGAACTACAGGTAACTGCACCGCCAAAAGTAGGGGTGTTAAATTGAGTAAAATTAATACCATCGTTGCTATTTGTGCCAGTAGCAAGGTTTGTAACCTTATTACTGTTCATGTTTAATGGCCCTGTCATTGGGGTTTGACCATCTGCGGCAACTGAATCCGTCATAGCAGAAGCCAAGTCATTCATGGTGTTATTAGCCCATGTTGACGAGATAACAGTTTGGCTAACTACTGGATTGCCTGCTGGGAGTGTATAGACCCCTGACCCGTTTCTACTCATTTGATAACTCCTGTTTTTTTGCTCCTGCTCGCATTAAAGCAGCTAAATTTTTAACATCTGATTTTCTTATTTGTTGAGCCAAATATCTTCCACCAATAGCACCACCAGTTAAAGTTAAACCAAGTGGGGCACTAGCCGCAGTAGTTAATAAAGCAGGAATACTGCTAACTGAGCTTGTTGGTGCAAACTTTCCAAAGAAACGCAACATATTTTGAACTTTTCCACCTTTGACTGCATCTTTGATAGCAGTTTGTTCTTTAGGTGTAAACATACGCATTTTTTTATCGTTTTTAGCTAACTGTCTTAGTTGTTGAGCTAATGAGTTTTCAATTCCAGACATACTAAATTTGCTAGTATCTAATTGAGCGTTTTCAAGCATATCCTCAAAAATTTCGCCTTTGCTCATACGGGTGTAAGCATCTCTAGCTTGTTTCCATGCTTCTAAACCTTCTTTTGAACCAGCTTTGATAGATGATTCAGGAATGTTTGCTACATAAGTATCAAATTCATCTTTAAGAATAGTTGCTAAACGCTTTTCTTCTAAATCAGAACTTTTTTGTGCACCTTGAATAAATTTACGCAAAGTACGCAATTCATTAAAATCTTTTGGAACTTTAGCGTTTTGTAACTCACTAAATGCTACATCCAATTTAGGATACAAGCGTGGGTCATAACCTTCTTCACGCAAATCTTTGCCAATCGTTTTCATAGTATTGGAAAAGTTTTTAGCGTTTAATTCAACATTAGATTCTTTGGCTTGTTTAAATAATTGGCTAGATTGTGTTGCTAATTCTTCAACCGATGGGGCTGTTTTTGCAATTTCAGCAACATCTAATTTTGGTTCTTTACGCAAAGCTTCTGCCATTCTATTTACAACTGGTTGTGCTGTTTCACGAACTGCTTGAGTAGCAATTTGACCGCCTTGCCTTACTTGTGGGGTTGTTGCTTGAGCCATACGAGCATAGCTAGGAATCATGCCCGTAGTAGGTATTACTGGTGGCAGTTTAGTAGCTTCAAACGCACTACCAATGCTTTGTAATACATCTTGACTTGCACCGCTTCTAGGTTGGTACATATTGCGTTGTGCCATAGCCATCGGTGCTTCGCCTGTAGCTAATGCCGATACAGCACTTGGAATAGTTAATGCTGCACCTGAAAGCATAGTGGCTGGCACTTCATACAATGCCATCATTTTTTCTTGCATGGAACGCTTTGGTTCGTTTATAGGCGGATTTGGTACTTGTCCAACAACAGTTGGAACATCTGTGTTAATAATGTTTCCTCGTGTATCAGGCGTTTTAAAGGCTTGATAACGCTCTAATAAATCTTCCTGAGTTACATTACTAGGAACATTTTTAACAATAGTACCATCTGGCATCCGTACATCCATATTTACGGCTTCCTTTTTGGCAATGAATTAAAATCAACAGAATTTCCTTGTGGCTGTTGATTTTGCGGTTGTTGGCTTTGTGGTTGCCCACGATTTGCAGAAGATGTACCAAATAAACGCTCTAGTTGATTTAATGCGTTCATATTTGCTTCGTAATCAAGGCTTGGGTCTGTAGCTGCTGCCAAATACATTTTAAGTTCAGCATTAGAATCCATTTGTTTTGCTGACATTCCAGTAGCCTCTTTAATTGCATTTAGCAACAATGGTCTTGATTGTGCAATAGTGTTTCTAGCAGATTGATTTGTTGAACCTACTGCTTGACCAAATGCTTGACCTACGGCAGACCTAGAAGCAGCACTACGCAAATTAGGAATTACACCAGCTTCTATGCTAGTAATACCTTCGTTAGATTTAAGAATATTGTATTGGTCACGCAATCCAGTAATTAATGTATCAACATTCTCTTGCCCAGCAAATTTTTGTTGAGATTTAACATCTGCTGGGCCTCCTTTAATTGGCTCAAGCGAACCATCAGGCATAAATCGATAACCAGCAGGAGCTCTTTCAGGTTTGTTATCAACAGTTTTTAAATATGTTTGGTAACCCAAAAATGTCATGCCTTTTGGCAATTGACCTGATTCTTTCATAAACTGATAATTTTGCATTTCATTTGTTGGAGCAAATGGTTTTGGTGATGCTTTTTCAATTAATGTTGGTATTAATGACTTTCCAATTCCTGTTGGGTCTTTTAATGCCTCTGCTAAAGCTAATTGTGCATTACCAGCAACAGCAGGAATTGTTTTACCTTTAACAGTTTCGTAAGTTTCTGTTGGAATATCAGGTTCTTGAATTGCAGGAGTTCCAAGCAAAGCATTGGCTATTCTTTGACCAGCTTCTTGTTGCATTTTTGCGTAACGATTAGATAAATCTAATTGTTCTTTTTCTGCTTTTTCTGCTAGGCGTGTACCTGCATACATTTGAGCTAAAGGTGCTGCATATTGGAAAAAACTAGGTGCAACATAACGCCCACTTACCATCTGTCCTGACGGCATAGATTGACCTTGTTGCATTAACAACTGAGCCATCTGCTGTTGGCGATTTAAGGCTTGTTGTTGACCTAAAATTTCGGGTGGTAAATTAATACCGCCTAAATTGATTGTTTGTGGTTGAGCCATGTTTAGTCCTTAATTGCTTGGAATAAGTTGACCATAAGCACCTACGGATGGCATATTTTTTATAGGCTCGTACTGGTCTTGCCCTGTAATTTGGGTAGGCACAGTACCTTGACCACCAAATCCATAAACATTTTCTGCACCATATTTTTTCATAGCTTCTTGTGCATTAGCGTAAGGGTCAGATTTTTGACCTTTTCGTAACATCATTGCCATAGCCATTGGGTTCATACCGCCTTGAGCTGTTTGCCCTGCTTGTTGGGTCAATCCTTGAGCTTGTTGCATAGCCATATTTTGATTGGCTTGTTGATTTGCAATATTTTGAAATACGGGGGATAAACCACCTAAATCTTGAGTTTGTGGTCTTGGATTACCCATTTGGGTCATAGCCAAATAATAAGGATTAAAGTCCATCATGGTAATAGTCCGTAATCTACGACTTTATAGCCGTCATCTAGAGTCTTAACTGCATATGGGAATACTTGCTCTACTTCTTGTGCCATGACACCAACATGGATGCCATCGCCTGCTAATGGGTGCGATTTGACCTCATCTTTGTATTCAAAACTATAAAGGGTTAAGCCGTTATCCATTACACCAATGGCTTTGATGTTTTCTTTTGCACGAATGTCAGACATTAATGCTGCACCGCCTAAACTAAATAAACCTTGATTAAGGTTAGCTTGGGCGGCTTGTCTAGCGTTAAAGTCACCCATTTGAGCGTTATATTGCATACCTGCCGCACCTAGTAAGTCAGGGCCAGCAGTTGTCGCTTGTTGGGCAGAATTAACATAAGTTGGGGCAGTAACCTGAGAACCAGTACGCAATGCACTTAATACATTCAATGGTTCGTTTCTGCGATAAGCCAATTCGCCTAATTGTTGTTGACGGGCTTGTAAACCAACGCCTAAGCCTTGTGTTTGTGCCCCCAACAACAAGTCATTTTGTCTTTGGTCAAAGTTGCGTATGGCTCGGTCATAGGCTTCAGAACCAATTTGAATGCCTTGATTAGCTAACTGTTGTTCTAGTCTATCCCGACCTTGTTGCATTTGTGGCTGTAACCTACGCATGATAGCGTCTGAGTAAGTTTCACTAGGGTTAATACCTATGCTTGGTAATTGACTTACATCAAATGGGTTTTGTAATTGTTGTCCAACATATTCAAGACCTTTAGTGCCAAGTTGACCCACGCCATAACTTAATTGGTTTTGAATATCTAATAATTTTTGTTGTTCAGGGCTAAACTTTTGAGTGGCTGACCACATTGGGTTGCCGTACTTGTCCTCGCCTGACATGGTGTATTCAAGCGAACCATAAGGGGTGTATTGATTGACTCGATTGGCGGCTACCGCAAGACGAGCAGCGTCCACATTGCCTTGTGCGGTTTCTCTAGCAGCCCCTGAATAATCAGGTGCAGGAGGTGCACTTGGGGCAGGCCCTAATCCTAAAAATCCACCACCACCCATACTATTCTCCCTTGTTTAAAGAGCATCGGATGTTTAAAAACCGACACTCCTCTTTTTTCATAGCCATAATCACCAAATCACCACTCATGTGGGCATCAGGTATTTCAGCTACAACCTTAAAGCCCAAATGTCGGTTTAACTTTAGGGCATCTGTGTTATCAGCACAGATTTGCCCTAGTATAACGCTAAGTCCAAGTTTATTAAAGGGGTAATCAAATACCGCCCATATAAAATCTTTACTTGCCCAATGCTCACCAACGCTACCAATATGAATCTCACAAGCCTTTGGCATAAAGTTGGTGTAACCCGCTACTGCTACTAAATTGCCGTCTTTTAACTGTCCAATACATTGGGTGGTTTCGGGTAGGGGAAAATTCAGTATGCGAACCAACCATTCCCCCAAATAGCGTTGGTTTTCAGTCGTAACTTGTCGCATTTACAGAATAGCTCCCCTTTCCATTACATAGTCTGTACTAGCCCACCTAACATCAATATCTTGCGATGCAATATTTAGGATAATGCCTCCTGCATAGCCTATACCTGTCACGCCTTGCCAATTCTTAGAAATGGTATTTCCGCCACCCCATTCTGCATCATCCCAAAGGCTAGTATCCCAAATACCTACAGAAACTAAGGCAGGGTTAAAACTAACCTGTCCGACATTGTTTTGGGTGTCAAAATCGGTGTTTATACCGCATAAAACAGTCGGTAAGCCATTATCGGTAAAAAGGATAGGGCGTACCATTGTGAAGCGTTTTAACTGCCCTCTAGCGTCAAAATAGCTATATGCCTGTTGGCAAGAAGCCTTAATGTTTTGGTCGTTGTCTGACAATCCATCCCAAAACCTTCCAACAAAGCCATTACCGCCAAAGTACATATTTTCGTCATAGACTTCAAAGCAAGTGGCGTTTATGCCTGAAAAACTAGCCCATGCCTTAGTAATGTTGTGCATTACATACTGTTGTTGACCGCCAATTACAGGAATATTGAATATCAGCATATTCTGTTTGGCGTAATAGTGGATTTGCCACCCAAATTCTGCGTTGTAAAGGTCTGCGGCTTCGCTTACAGCGTAGTAAATCTTGTCTGTAATGTTAATTCGGGGGTCTAAACGGGATGATTGTAGGGCAGAAGCCAATGGGATTATGCCATCTTGGGTAATTAGCAATAAATCGCCTGCAAACTTGAAAAAACAGCGTCTAGCAAAGACTTGACCGAGTTGCCATACCCCAATTAATGACCAATCTGTAGGGTCGGATGGGTCAGAACCCTTAAAAACAATGGCTTCCCCGTTATTGGTGATAAAAACAGCGTAATCATCTACCCCGTAGCCTGCGTCTAGTGTCCAAGTACCCATTGCCATAATGTAACCACCATTTCGGGCAATAGCACCTAATGGGTATGAGGTTGCAGCACCGCTAATAGCGTTTACGCCTAGATACCAAAAGTTTAAAGTGTCTTTTTCTACAAAATACAGGCGGTCTTTATGCAAATTAACATGAATTAGGTTACTAGAATTCACTCCAGTAATGAATTTAGCGACTGTGTAAGACCCTAATGGGCTTGCAGGGCTAGTTGCTGGGGCTGATAGTGCTGTATAAGTAAAAGTCGTGCCGTTAGTAACAGTAATTCTAAAAGTTCCGTTATATTGGGATGGGCTTGCACCCGTAATGGTGACTTGATTTCCTGTGACTAGACCATGTGCGGTACTAGTAACAAGAGTACAAGTCGTGCCTGAACTAGTTAAATTGCTTATTGTTTGGGCGGTTGATGTTGTAGCATATTTAACCCAATTTGTGCCGTCATAAATAAGGGCGGCATCTGTTCCATTGACAGCCGTTAAAAAGTTACCGCCTGTGGTTGACACATTGACATACTGTAATCTATCGCTACCTTGCCCTGTAACAACAGAAGTTGCTACACCAGCATTAGAAACATCATAAATAACGCTTCCAGCAGCAGCGAATAGCTTACTTATAGCACCACCTGAATACTGCATTAAGGTATCGACTTGCCCTGATATGCCTGTGGCGTATTGGGTATAGCCTTTTCTTAATTGTATCTCCGATGGAGTGGGGTAAAAATTATTAAGCACCACCGCATCTAGGGGGTTCATTTCGGCAACCGAATCCCTAGCGTTCCAACCCCCAATAGGGGATGGCACAGAAGCGGTAACTGCCCTTCGTTGTTGAGCAACTGCCATAGATTAAGTTCCGTAGCCAGTATCGGGGATATTTGCGTAACCAATTAGCACCTTCGTTGGGTATGGTGCAAAACTGAGGTTTGCAGAACCCTTATCGTTGGCTTTGGCTACATTCAAATAGCGGAAATAGTCTTGTTGCAATGCAGTAGTATCAAATCCTTTAATTTGAAAATATTTAAGTTTTGTACCTAAGACCATAACTGTATCGTCAAATATGGTCGTGTTGGTGTCAGCAACAAAGCTGTTTATGACTGTTCCTGTCGCAGTTCTAGCCCAACCTTTTGAGCGGTATTCAAAGCCTAAATACTCTTGTGTGTTATATGGAGGCCAAATTTGGAACTTATCGCCTAGAATACGCCACCTAATGCGTGGGCCTGTCGAGATATAACCCGACTTTAGCCATTGCCATTGTTGAGCATCTTCAGGGCCTAACATCTGCCAATGCTTCGTTTTATCCCAATGCGTATTGTCCGTAATGGTTTCAAAGTCAGGCGGTAATGGGTATTTGGTCTGTGAAAAGGTAAAAGTAACGCCTGCGTATGTACCACTAGCTAACTGGCTCATAACAATAGTAGATAAACCTGTGCCTGAGTTGTAAGTTACGCTTGACACATAGGTATCTTGGTTAATACCTGTGCCTGTAATGGAATAATTACTATTTAGGGCAGTAGCATCACCAGTAACAATAAGGTTATAACTTTGGTCGCTAACTGTAGCACCTACAAAAGTGACTGCATTGGTGTAAAACCGATACTCCAACTGTAAGCCTTGCCAATCATATTCTTTTACCAAATCATACCCAGTACGATTCATAAGGGCTAAAACCTGTTGCACATCTTGATTGGTATTACCCGCCACATAGGTAGGTACAGCAAGGTTTAGTTCAGCCGTTGTTTGCTGAACGAGTTGGAGCATCGTTGATGACATATTAGGATTCCTCTACGACTTTCTTTTTGCGGGGTTTCTTTTCACCAACTGCCGCAAGTACAGCCGCCATTTGTTCTTGCATTAAGGCGAGCTTCGCATCAGTTTCAGCCTTGATTTTAGCAGTTTCCTCGTCTTTTTTGGCAAGTTCTTGCTTCAACTGATTAATTTCTTCAGTTCGTTTTGTGGCTTCTGCGGTTTCTTCGGCAAGGTTTAGAAAGGTTCTAGCCTTATCCCTAAAGGCGTGTGGTGACATACCAGCAATCATGCCAATGCGTTGAAGCTGTAAGTCCGATGCGTTAGCGATGGATTCGACTGTCATAAACTTAATGCCCCGTAGCTCTTGGGCTTGGGATTGGCTAATTAAAGTCCATTCTTCTACAGGCGTTCCAATCATCTCGCTACTAGAGTCTTGTGTAGCCTGATATTGAAGCCATTGCTTTGGAAAACGCTGTTTATGGCTATTCTGTGCGTAAGTGTCAAGTTCAGTAAGGGTGTCACCAGCGACCATAATGCGTACAAAGTCGTAGTCTTTGAATATTGGTCTGCCAGCTTCGTTGGATTCATGCTCTAGTTTCATTGCTCGTTTATAAAACTTAACTGCTAGACGAGAATCTGCATCTCTGCTATCGCTTTCAATCATTTAAAACTCCCAAGTGGTTAGGATACTGCGGTTAAAAAGAAAAAAGGGCTACCCCATTACGAGATAGCCCCTTGTTTTTACTACAATTTTTGATTAAACGCTGGTAACACCAAACCAACCGAAATCACCCGATACCATCGACTCAGCAGGAGATACATAAGTACCACCTGATGCGGTTACGGCAAAGGTTGAAGCATTAACAGTACAAGCAGTTGTACCTGCTGGAATTGTTGCTGCTGCACGAGCAAACACATAACGCTTACCATCAGAACCAAAAGTTTGTGAGCCGAGTGGGCCAAAACTTGGGATACCGATTAGGGTAGTTCCGTTAGTGTAGTCAAAACTATCGTAGGTGATTCCATTGAGGTCAACACCAGATATGGGGAGAACTGAATAAGGCATGATTATTTTCCTTTACAAATTAGGTGGTCAAAATACCCTGCAACTGAGCGTTGCTGGTGGTTAAATTGCCTGCCCATCCGTAGAGCTTAACAATCGCATCTTGGTTGATGGCTTGACGCTCACCACCGATAGGTACGAAATTACGCTCTTTGTGTGGGCGGAAACAGATGTAATTGGTGTTCAAGAGATACATATAGTTTGCGTTCTCTTGGTTACCAATACCACCACCGAGTACTACATCAGCAGATGTACCGCCACCATAGAACTTAAGGGATGCAAAACCTGCTGCACCACTTTCTTCGGTAGTAATACGCTGAATTGCTTGTAATGCACCAACAAAGAATTGATAGGTGTTGTTACCAGCAATGTACAAGTCAGCCTTATCTGTGCCACGAACCTGCTTGATGGCTGCTTCAGTCATCTTAGCAAGGGTGTTAGAAGAAGTTAGACCAGTAGTTGCTTGGTTACGCCAAAATTCCCAGTTTGCACGATTGATACCGCCATAAGTGCCTGTGGTTGGGGAAACTGCTACTGCGGCAGCTAAGCCGTCAATGTTTTTTCCGCCATTACCAAGTCCATCACCATATAGGTCGGTAGAAATGCGGTTCAAAAGGCGAGCTTCAGAAACTTGCATACGACCATCTAACAGGTCAATGATTGCCTCTTTGCTTGAGTTTTGGAGCATCTCTAAACCGCTCATTGTTACAGCAGCAGCGTACTGAGCAATCTTGAACTGAGCAGCAGAAATTGGGCTGTCAGGAGCAATGTTCAATACTTCGTAACCGCTATATGAATTAGCGTTGTTGGTGTTAGGGTCGTTGTACATGATTTCTTCCAAAATCACATTACCACCCGAGAATGGGCGTACATTGCCCTTAGAGTTAAGTCTTTGCAGAATCGCATTGTTCTGCGTTAAGTTGTCAGCCAATTCACCGCTACGACTTTGAATGGTGGTAGCGATAATATCGGTGATTGCTGAGTTAGCAAATGCCATGATATATCCTTTTTAAGTTAATTAAAGCCTACCGCTCTCTGCTTCGGTCATCTGAGCCATCAGTAGAGAACGCCTGTCCTTTGCTTCGACTTTTGCTTGTGTCCCGTTAGGAGTAACGGATTTTGGGCTAACAGCCGTTGCTTTGGCTCGTGCTACTTGTTGTGCCTTAGATGCTTGCTTTGTAGCGTTGTTCAGGAGTTTTTCCTGTTCCAACCTAAAGGCTTCATCGTTCATACGCACAGCTTTTGCATAAGCCGTTTCAAGGTCTTGGGCCTTACCTAGCTCAAGTAGTTGAGCCATTTCTTCCCTAACCATATCAAAGTGCGGAAACCGCTCTCTGTCACTTCGTACTCGCTCAATCTCATTATTTAATCGAGCTTGTTCTTCTTGCTCAAACCGCCCTTTTATCGTGCTAACCTCTTGATTAACTTGATAAAGTTGTTGCATTAACTGTTGAGTATATGCGTCAACTGGTTGTTGCGGTTCGTTAATTTGATTTAAGTTTACTCCATAATCTTGTGCAAGTCTATGAAACATTTGCACTTTCTGTTCATGGGGAGCTTTGGTCAGAATCATGTGTGCCCGACCTAAATTGTTTATCCATGCGGCAGGGTGGATTCCTTGTGCTTGGAGTTCGGGTACAAACGGGGTAATTGCTTCCTCAAGAGCCTTTGCTCGTTCCGCTTCCGCTTTATATACGCTAACGCCTTTTTTAAACTCGTTTTCTCTTTGGTTAAGGTATTCAAGATGTTTTTTACTTTCGTCTTTAGTTAATGTTTCGCCTTTGGCTATCTTATCCCAAAGAGGTAAAAGGTCTTTCTTCCAAGTTGTAGGCTTTGGTATATCGCTAACCTCAGGCTGTTCTTCGGGCTGTTCGGATTCAGCCTCATCTTCTGCAACAGCCTTAACGCTTTCTTCCTCTGCCACCGCTTCATCTTGAGCGACAAACTGTCCCTTCTCATTGCGAGCAGGTTCGTCTTGAGAAACTTCCTCTTGCATTTCCTCATGTTCTTCCTCTAAGGGTTTACCCTCATCTTGTGGAATTTCTACATCTGCCATTGCTGCTTCCAACATCTCTCTGCGGTCTGCCATGATTGCTCCTTAACGATAAGTTAGTTTGGCGTAAGCAAGCTCGGCAATCTTGCGTTTACGGGTTTCTTGGTCTTTACGGCTTACTTCAACAGGCTTATGTTGCTTGGGTACATCGTTACCTAGTTCAATCATGCGGTGCTGTTTAAGGTGTTCTCTGTGGTGACTACGGCTACTAATCCAAGTGCCATCGACTTGAGATACATAGCCATCAATGTCTGACATAACCATTGGAGCTTCTTTGGCGGTCATTTCTTCCTTCTGTTTCCACGCTTCTTCAGCTTCAGGTGTACCAAGCGTAAATCCCCAAAAGTCTAGGTATTTTTCTTTGTCTGATTTAGTTTCTACATGGTTACTTTCGGAATAACCGCACTTAGGGCAGATAATATTAGGCATGGCGAGCAAACTCCTTGTGTAATTTGTTTCTTGCCTCAATAGCTACTAATTCAGCCAATTCAAAGTCTTTATAAACCCTAAGATGATGCCTTTGTTTGTTATATGACACAGCAACTTCCCATTTTTTTATTCTTTTTTTCCAAAAAACACCTTTTGCACCAGTTGTATTGTTTTTAGAAAGTTTGCTATTTGCTGAGTTGTCGGCAGATTTAGCTTCTCGTAAATTATTGATTTTATTGTTTAAAGTATTGCCATCAATGTGGTCAATTATTTTTGGCAAATACCCATAAAACATTAAAAAAATAAGCCTGTGGGAACGATATGTTTTGCCATTTATACCAATAATTTTGTAATTTCTTGGATTTGGTACGCCAGCCAAAAAGCCTTTTTTAACATTTTTAGCTACATCTTTTTTCCAGTAAAGTTCGCCATCACGATACTCAAACAGTTCTAATACTTTTTCTTGAGTAATCATAGTTTCTCCAGTAAATGTGGCAATTTATGCCAATCTTGTTTACGCAATGGCACGATAGAGTCATACCATGTTGCATTTTTCCAACGCCAACAGATGTATTCATCTTCAGGCAATAGTAGGAAACATTTAACGCCCAATGCACCAGCAAGGTGAGCCGTAGCCGTATCGGGAGCGACCACCGCTTTCATAGACTTCATGTGGCAAGCGGTCTTAAAGAAGTTCTCTTTCCACCCGTCAGGGGGTAAGGGTTGAAATATATCGTCTGTGGCTAAATTTAAAGAATAGACATCGTTGCCTAGCATTTCACGCAATATAGTGACATCAATGGATTTAATGTAATGGAGTGGCCCTGTACTAGCGTGCCAATTAACCCCTACCTTACGCTCAATATCGCTTGGAATGGCGTTTAAATAGCCCTCAGAGCCTACAATCTTTGTTTGGCTAATAGGGAATGACTGACGCACATACATGGGGGCGTGTAGGGCAAAATGGGGCAAGCTCATACTACCTACCCAATAATCGGCTTCTAGCGGTCTGCCTTCATCTCGTATGCAAGAAAGGGTGTCAATACAATCCATCTGCCCTAAAAGTTGCATAACTGACTGATGGCACATAACCGATACTTCCCTAGCCCCCCAAGCTTTAAGCATTGGTAGGAATCGGGAGAACTGAATAATGTCCCCAAAGCCTTGTTCCATCTGCACAGTAATGTGTTTACCATACAGGCGTTCACCATTCCATTTGGGGGCTTTTACCCATTTATCCCATTTTTCACCCGATGCTTCCCTAGTCTTAGGATGCCACCGAAACTCATACAAGCGAAAGCCTGATTGGTAATGCCCCATGTGGAGCAAATCTAAACCTTTTTTATACTGTCCGAATGGTGTCATTGAAGCAACAAAACGATAGCGTGTTCATCATCCAAGTCCGCAAGTCGTTTGGCTTCAAGTATTTGGAGTTTTACCCTTAATTGGGTCTGTTCTCCTCTTAACTCTACCGCCTTTAACAACTTACTTCGTTGGTTTTCAAGGTAGGCGATAGACTGCTCTAGTTCTGTAGTATCAACTGGCGGTGTACCAGCCTTAACCTCTTGAATAGATTGTAGTTTATTTTGTTTCTGTTTAGCAACAATTTTTGGTGGGTCGATTGCATCACGCAGTTGTTGTTTTCTGCGTATCTTAGACTCTTGTTGGGCTTTGTAAAGTGCAAGCTGTCTAGCCCTAATCTTGGCATCTAAGCGTTTAGCTCTGCGGATTTCTTCAGGTGTAAAGCCGTCATGTCCATCTAATCCTGATGGCGTTGGTGGTATTACACCTATCTGAAATGCGTTGTTTTGGAACGCATTAGCTTGGAAAGCAGTTTGAAACATTAGAGAACAACCCAGCGTGACCCACTAGAAACTGTGACTGTTACACCAGCCGACAGCGTTACTGGGCCTGATGACATGGCGTTATCCGTTGCTGGAATCGTAAAGCTAGTGCCAATAGTCTTGCTATTAGTCACAATTCCGTTACTAGCCCGTTGAACTGGGGCGGTTAGGCTAGTGCCATCAAAGGTCAGGTTAGCCGATTGGTTAGGCGTTGTAGTGCCTTGACCAAAAGGTATGTAGGTTGATGTGTAGGTAAATGGTACATCGGGTGCAGTATTGGTGACTGTAAAGTTAGGATAAGTTCCTGATACGCTAATTCCTGTACCGCTAGAAATAGCGACTGTTTGGTCGGGAGCGGTGTTGGTAATGGTTAAAGTACCGCTTCCTGTGATTGGGCTACCTGATACGCTAATGCCTGTACCTGCGGTTGCTCCTACGCTTGTAACAGTTCCTACGCTAATTGAACCGCCAAGACTTGTGCTTGTGCCATTGATTGTGATGGCTGAATTGGCTAATTGTGCGTTGGTTACTGTGCCTGATAGGTCTGTAGTAGGAATAGTTCCTGAAGCTGTTAATGCACTTGTTCCGCTACCTTTGACATATCCTGTAAGGGTTGTAGCACCAGTACCACCATTTGATACGCCCAAAGTGCCAGTAATGATTGAAGCGGGTACTGCTAAAGGCGTGGTCTGTTTAACATAAATACGACCAGCAGAAGCATCTACATAAGTTACTACACCGACTTGAACTGTTATTCCTGTTGGTGGAATGGTGTTCATTAACTGACCAGCAGAATAGGGGCTTAAATATAAAACTTGTCCTACTGTAAATGTGCCTGTATTTACACCATCAATACCACCTTGCGATGTTACATAGCCAGTAGCACCATTAGCAATAGAGCCATTTGTGAGTCCAATAACCGCAGCAGTTGATGCTACATCTGCCCTAGCCAATGCCACATTAGGGTAAGTCTGACCGCTAGAAGTGCCTGTAATGTAAACAGGTGCACCATTAGCAATGGTTGAGCCTGTGTTATTAATAACTTTAACAATTAAATCTTGACCAATATGGACTTTTATTCCAGTTGAATCGTTGTAATAAGCAACAGCTTTTGCTGAACTGTCGTACCATACCCGACCTTCAGAATAAGCAGGTGCAGTTGTTGGGGTAAAGTTTTCGTAATTGCTAATGGTAGGGTTAGCTTGGGTTGCTCCTGTATCCAATACAACATTACCTGTGCCTGTTGTAGAAAGACTAATAACAGGAGTAGTACTGCCATTTGCTACATTTACGGGGGCAGTTCCGCTAACAGATGTAACAGTTCCACCGCTAGATGGGCTTGTATTGGTTACAGTAAAGTTAGGATAAGTACCAGTAACAGATATTCCTGTACCACTAGCAATACCTACAGTTTGGTCAGGTGCGGTATTAGTAACTGTAAAGTTAGGATATGTACCGCTAGTCGATATACCTGTACCTGAGTTCAACACAACTGTTTGGTCGGGGGCGGTGTTTGTAATATTTAAAGTGCCACTAGTAGTAATAGGGCTACCAGTAACAGAAATACCCGTTCCAGCAGTTGCCGCCACAGATGTAACTGTTCCTAATGGGTTTGTAGCCCACGAAGTATCTGTTCCATTAGTCGTTAGGTATTTGCCTGTATTGCCTGTCTGAGATGGGACTAAGGCATTGAACGCACCATTAGCTGTAGTTTGCCCTGTACCACCATTGGCTATATCTATCGTACCTGTTAGGGTATGGTCAGCGTTCCAATCGCTAGGGCGTACAAGACTTGTATCTGCTTCGTCAGGAATTGTGCTGACTTTACTGTGTTTTACTGTAATAGCCATTATTGAACCCCAACAATCTTGCCATTCTCATCTCGTACTACTTGTTTAGGTTGGCTTAACTTGTCAATCAAGGCGGCTAATACTTGTGCCATCTGATTGTTAGAGTTTTGCATATTCTCTATAACGGGTTGTAAAGGATGGTTTGCCATGTCGTGATACCCCATTGTGTCTTGCATAATCTTAGCCTGCTCAACTGCTTCGGTATATGCTTCAGTCCCGTCAGTAAAGCCTGCACTAATTCTAGCGGTTTCAATTTTAGTGCTGTTATCAAGGTAAGCCAATAAGATGTCTTTATTGTTTTCCATCTCGGCTTTCATCTTGTCTAACTGTGCTTGCATCTCTAGTTCACGCTGATTGCGTTGGTCTTCTAACTGGAACTTAAGCTGATTCTCTTGGGCTTGGAATTCCTGTTTAGCCTTCTCAGCTTCGGTTTGAGCCTGAAGCTTTTGTACTTCAAGCTGAGATTGAACCTGCATTTCAGCCTGTTTGGCCTGCATCTGCATCTGCAATTTCTGAATTTCAACTGGCGGTGGTTTAGGCTGTCCTTCCATCGCTTTAGCTTTATTTCTAAATTGGTCGGCAGTTTCATCAATAAGCCCTTCCATACCTTTGCCAGCCTTAAACGCAGTTACGCCAAACTTGAGCATCTCCATCAGTAATGGGGTTAGTTCAGGGGCTTGGGTGGCTACTGGTAAGGCTTGGTTCATAAACTGGGATAAAGCACCTAAGAACTCGATTCTGTCGGCTTTTTCTTGTTGCTCATCCTGATAAATCATTGAATCGCTAGTTACCTCAATACGGAAGTTCTTAGCGGGTTCGTCTTTCAATAGCTGTAAGGCTTGCGGTACTAACTGTTGGTCTTGTGGGCTTAGTTGCATTGCACCACTAATCTTGACAATCGTATCGTCAGTAAAGTGCTTGCAGATAATCTGTGCTTTGATACTTAGAAGCTCGGTAGCAAAGTCAACGACTGCGTGTTGCATATTCTTAAGTCTGCCTGCTGCGTTATTGGACTTAATAATCTGAGCACCAAGCGTTTCATTGGGGTCTGTCTGTCCCCGTTGAATGTCGGCAATACCCATAATCTCGTAAATCTGACCCTTGACTTGCTCCATAGCTTGATAAGCCATCGTCAAGCCTTGAGCGATTGGGGTTATATCTACAAGGTCAATAGCCCCTTTCATGCCTTGTTTCTCAGCAAAAGCAGCCCAGTTCTTTACAGGTATCAGGGTATTGTTCTCACCCTCAGAGAATAGTCTTGCAAGGCTTGGCTCGGAAGCGTCATAGACACCCCGTACTTTTAAGGCGTTAATAAAGCCATCTATGCGGTCAGCAAGCGTGTCTAATTGCTTGGCTTGGTCTTGGTATAGAACAAAGTCAGGTACAGGCTCTAGGCTATCTGTAGTCAATGTAGCGTACATTGGTTTAGGGCAAGGGAAAAAGCCTTCTAACTGTAGTGGGTCATCCTTTTCATCAAGAATCTCGCCCATTGACTTGCTAACCCAAAAGACTTTGCCTTGTTCTTTATCCCAAATCTCATAGATACAGGCTTGGAAATGCTCGGCAGCCATTTGTTTGGTAGCCCATTTGTCTGACTCAGGCTTAGTGTCTAGCGGAATCTTGCTACCAACTTCTTCGCCAAAGCGGTCAATCAAAGCTTGTCGGCTCATATAGACTTTACGCCATACGGCTGTTACTTCTTCCCAAGTCCGTCCAACAGTATGACCAAAATCACGCCAATGGACATAATCAACAGGGGCACACTCATATTCAATGCGTTCTTGCGACTCCACCAGTTCAGCGTTTTGCGTTTCTGCTTCATCGGCATCCTCTGTAATTTGTAGCCCATCTTCGGGCATTTGACCTGCAATACCTTCATTGATGTTATTTTGCTCTGCAACAATATGTGGCTCATAACGAACCCATGCTGTACCTCTACCACCTAATAAGCGGTCAAGCACAGCGTTATCCATAGCGGAGCGATAGTCATGGTAATGCTCGACTTCGTACTCTAAGGCTCGTTCTAGCATCATAGATGCCACTCTACCTACAGGGTCGTTATCACGAAACCGCCTTGAAACATCTGGTCTAGGTAAACGGGCAAAGATGGCAGGCTTGATGACCTGAACATTAGACCAAAGAATATTAAAGCGAGCATTGGGGTTATTACGAGTACGGCTGTCATCACGATAACGCTTAATGATTCTTGGTACTCTTGCTTCCCATTCCCTAAAAGACTTGTCGTACTGGGCGATGGTGTTGTACCAATCTTCGTAAGTCTTGTTTAGCGTATCGTTCATAGTTAATACCTTTGATATTTATTTTGTGGGGCGGTTTTCCACATTTCCTCTAGCGTAACCTCATTCTGTCCAACAACGATGCCACGAATCGGTGCGTTTTGCTTTGCAATTTCTGCTTCATCTCGCCAAGCCACAGAAAGCATCCTAAAAGCATCCGCTCCATGACTTGTCCAATCATGTCTAGGCTTATCTCTAAATACTTTCTTATCTTCATCGTATTCCCGTTGGTACTGACGCAAACATTCAATGCCTTCTGAACACTTCATGGCATCAAACCAAGTGCGACTTAACGCCATTCTTGTAGCTTGTATGCCGTCTTGTAATGACAGATTAGGTACGATTTTAAACAAATTTCCGCTTTTTAGGGGCAATTTATCCATTAATTGTTCAATTATTGACTTACCACCGCTTGCTAAAGTTTTAGCTCGTGCATCGTGGGGTAGCCAATGTGTGCCATATTCGTATGGTCGTTCTTTAATTTGATTGGCGTAATAGATAATCGGTTGCCCATGAGCTTCATGGTAATCCAATACCCGTATCTCTCCATGTACGACCTGATACCACCAAATAGCCGTAGCATCGTTAAAGCCCAAGTCCCAAGCCGTATGCACAGGGAATAGGGTGTCGCACTCAACCTTATCAATACGCCCTGCATCGGTCAATAGTCGCATCTCTGTGCCGTATATAGCCCCAAGTATGGCAGCTTCAAAGCTACATTCAAACTCTTGCTGATACTGGTCAACAGTCATAAGCTTTAATGCGTCATCCAGTTCTTCTTGGGCGATTATCTTGGTCTGACTTGCCCGTAAAGTCTTGCTATACCATTCATTAGGGTTTAGCGTGGCGTACTGGTATATGTCGTAAAAGGTATTGTGACCCTTTGGCGTACCAATAAACACCGCCCAACCCCGCCTATCAGATAGCAATGGGCGTATAACCTCACCCCATAAACTAGGCTTTGTGTCAGCCATTTCGTCAATAATTACGCCATCGAGGTAATTTCCACGCAAGCTGTCAGGCGAATCGCCACCAAATAGCCTTATGCGTGAGCCATTCATAAGCTCTACCCATAGTTCTGAGATGTTATGGTTGACCCGTACAGGCTCGGAATATCGCATTAAGTAATCCCAAGCAATAGACTTAGCCTGTGCGTAATACGGGGCTATATAAGCGTACCTAGCGTTATCTTTACCTTCGTTAATGGCTCGTAGCAATAAGTCGTTAATACACGCCACAGTCTTACCACAGCGTCTATGTGCAACAATCACAGCCCAACGCTGTTGTCTAGTGTGGAAATCCCAAAATACCTTGCGTGGCCAGTAATCTATTTCATGCTCTAGCTCGTCAGAGCAGATGGCATTTTCCATGTAACTGTGTGCTTAATAGGTTGTTTTTGGTCGCCTGCCACTTCAGTACGGGCAAGTTTAGGCATTGTGTATTCAAGGGCTTTGAAATAAAGGTCTAACCGCTTGGCGGGGTCGTCTATCTCATTTAGCCATGAATCAAGCTTATCTGCGTTGGCAGAGGTAAAGGCTGCAATAGCTTGTTTCACCTCAATGGTGACCTTATTAGACGCTCCTGTAGGCCTTCCAGCCCCTTCACGCTTACCGCCTTTGATAGATTTTGATTTTTTATCATCCATACTTATCCAAGTGATTGATTAAGTTAGATTAATTCTACACTATTTGTAAGAATACAACAAATTAAATTATTTAGTAAAAGGTGTTGACAATATGTAGTAATACGCTACAATTTACTTAATCGCTGATTTATTTACTAATTGCCTAGCGATTCATAAATGGGGCTAAACAGTTAAGGAGCATTACAAATGAAGAAAACTACTCAACGCTATATCCCAGAAGGCTACGAATTATCTTGGGATGACCAAGAATTAGGTATTCAAATCTACTACAAAGAATCACCAACAATAGGCGGTTTATGCTTTGTAGGTCGTGCAGTTAATCCTACATGGCATTATCGGTTTAAAAATGCAGAACAACGCCTAGCAGAAGTAACCAAGACATTTACCAATGTTAGAGCTTGGGCAGAACGCAAAGCAGCACGCAAAGCCAAAGCCAAAGAAGCATCTGCTAATCATGGCGTTAAAGTTGGTGATGTATTCCGTAGTTCTTGGGGTTACGACCAAACCAATATTGACTATTACCAAGTTGTAGCAATTAGCAACAAAACGGCTACATTTCAAAAAATTAGTCAATTATCTGAATCTGATGGTTATTTGCAAGGTAATTGTGTGCCAGCCGTTAATAGCTTTATTGGCAAGCCATTTAAAAAACTGATTCAGAAAAACTCTGTAGATTCAGAAGCTTACATTAGTATTGCAAGTTACGCTAATGCTTACAAGATTGAGCCTGTTGCAGTAGTTAGCAATAAACCAATCTATGAATCATCACATTGGACTGCTTACGCATAAGGGGGATACCATGACCAAGCAACAATATTTAGACCAGTATCAAAGAAGCCCTAAATGGGAACTTTTAAACATTAAACGAGCATTAGAAACATTTGGTGGCTTTCTTAATACTGAGGAAGAAAACATTAGATTGGAAGCCGTAAAGTTAGCATTAAAGCAAAGAAGGAGTAAACAATGACTTTTGATTTAAAACGATGGCGTAGCAATATTGGTGTAACCCAAGAGAAAGCAGCAGAACTCTTGGGGGTTCACCGAGTTACTTACACTAACTGGGAAAATGGGGTATATCCTGTGTCTAAAGCAGTTACAGAAGCTTGTGCTAATTTAAACACTCGATATGCGGGGACAGGCGGCCAGCATAACGCTTTAATCGCTAATATTGATGAGTATAAAAACGCTTATCGAGTTTATTTTGGGGCTGAACCAGTAGGTAAACATCTTGTTTATGCGGCTTGGAAAACCATTCCATATAAATTAATAGACTTTACTCCCGATAACCCCGTTTCTTAAGGAACTCGTCAAAGGCTTGGGTCAACTTACCTCGTATGCTTTCTTCACGAGGTACAGCACCTAAGCTTTGATATTCGGGCCGCTCGTAATATGTCCTGTCAATCTTTGGACTAGACAATGCAGGCTTTATTTTTAGGTCAGGTATTGTTTTTTGGGCGATTTTTACAATATCCTCTAAGCTTGATTGGTCATTCCAACCGCCTTTAAATATTAACCCTTCACCACCTTTGCGATGTTGCAATACAGCATCAGTTGATTCTGACAATGCTTGGTTTAGTTTAACAACATCTTTATCGCTTAAAGGTTTACCATTGCGGGTTAAAAATGCCGCATTACCTTTAGACAAATCACCAAATGGTAGTGCTGTGGCCCTTGTTGCAGTAGCACCAGCTTGTTCTAAATTTTCTGCGGTTTGAGCCATTTCTTTAAGTAATGGTTTATTGCCACCTACGCTTAAACTACGGCTGCCTTCTGATACAAATACTGGGTTACTTTCACCCATCCAATAACCTTGTCGTTGAGTAACATTTTGCAAACTAGGTGATGCAGCAGCTCGATAGCGTTCAAGGGCCAGCGTTTCTGCGACTGGATTTCCTGAAATATTAGCTAATGTGCGGGGCAGTCCTTCAGCAGTTACAGTAGCTTCTGTAAATGTTTGTGGTCTAGATAATGGGCTTACTGCTCTTGCAAGCATTGCTGGATTTCTAGCAACACCAATTCCAAGAGGCACAGCCATAGCAGCAATATTTACAGGTTCACCAGCTTGACGGCCTTCAAGATATGCGGCTTGATTGGGGTCTAACACCGACATGTTTGGATTTTGTGGCATACCAGCAGCCGATGACAAAAAGCCTTCAGCATATCCGCCTTGCTGTCTATTACGGGTTATTTGTGGGTAGCCAACATAAGCCCCACCTTGTAACCTTAAAAGTTCAGATAATGTAGCCATTTATGCCATCTGTTTAACAAATTGGTTAAAGTGCTTTGATAGCTCCGCTTTACGCTTCATACGCTTATCTTCGTTCTTTTCTAGCGTGGTCTGTTTGTGCGGTTGCAACAAAGAGTTCTCAGGTTTAATTTTTTCTTTTTTAAACATATTACATATCCTTCATCTTATCGGTAAGCATTTGTTTTCTAGTCTTTTTGGGCGGTTTTGCAGTCTTAGCCGACTCAATAAAGTCTTGCTTGCTAGGGGCATCTTTGCTACCAACCTTGTTCATCTTTTCGCCTGAACCCGCCTTAATCCTAGCCCTCTTGCGGTGAATATTGGCATACAATCCGTCTTTCATTAGCAACTCCATCTCGCTCTTGCTGCTTTTCCTCGTTCCCCAGTCCAGCCTTTTGACCTTGCACAGAAACTATCATGGCGTGGCCCACTAGCTTGGGGGGCTTGTAAATTTGCGTTGTTCTTGCGGTTATAAGCAGCTCTGCCTTTTGCCGTCATACCTGCACCTTCTTCAACCGATAAGTAATTACGACCTTTGCCTTTAGTAGTCTTAGGTATTGGTTTATCGTGCTTATCCATTGCTGCACGAATTTGGTCTTGCCTACTCATGCTTTTTCTTCAATGTATTTGCCATAAGCTTCTTCTAGCTTATTCTTGCGGTTGCCTTTGGCGTATTTACGCTCAGTTGCAAGAGCAATAGCTACGGCTTGTTTCTTGGGTTTGCCAGCTTCCATCTCTTTTTTGATGTTTTTGCCTACCGCCTCTTTGCTACCTGATTTCATTAATGGCATGATTTATCCTTTTATTTCAAGAACTTAAGTTTATAAGTTGTGGTGTTAATCAGGTCTGCAATTTCATCAATCAGGTTTTGCAGTTCGCTATCTTGCGGTAAATCTTGGCGAGCATCTGCCACAAAGTTTTGTAGGGACTCTAGGTATTTAACTGGGTCTTTGGGTTGGTGGTACACGCTTGGAAATGCGGTGAATTTGCCATATTTTCCAGCATAAGATTCAGCAAAACTGTCAGTTAAATCTACAATACCTTCATAGTATTTTTGCAACGCTTTATGGCGTGAGTAAGAATCCGTTGTGAAATGGAAAAAATGCGTGTTAGTCGCAGAATGTAGCAATGTAGCTACGAATAATGCACAATTTTCCATAGAATCTCCTTTACATACCCAATTATATTAGGTTTTTTGCAAAATCCATACACTCCAATAAGGGTAGGCGTTAAAAAAGTTATCGTCTTTATCCTCAGTTGGTTTGTATTTAGACCTAACAAATTTGTTATATGCCTCGACATCAAACATAAATCCATGCTTTTGGAATAGCCTATACCAGTATTCAATGGGCTGAATATTTACATGTGTAGGGTCGCCCATATACATTTCTTTGGTTTCCCCATCCTTTACGGCATCTAGACAAATAAACAAACGCCCTGATTTCTTGATAATTCTTGAAAATTCTTGAAGAATGGCATCCATCTGTTTTTCGGGAATATGTTCTAAGACTTGGGCGGTATGCACCAAATCAACGCTTTCAGTTAGGGCGGGGGTTTCAGCAATAGACCCACAAACCAGTTCATTGGCGTAATACTCAAAGTGGGTACGACCTAACCCAATCATGGCATCATTTAAATCTACCCCTAAAACACGCATATTGAGCTTATGAAAGCCTTTTAGGATAGAGCCACACGCACACCCAGCATCCACTACAAAGCCGTCACGAGGCGTTTTACAGGCTTCTACGACCATTTTGGCGTATTCTTCTTGCCAATAGCCATGCCCAAGATAATCTAGACCAGCGTCTTTATGCTCGTCATAGTAGTCTTGGGTGTATTCGGTGACTTTAAGATTGTTCACTAACACGAATAAGTCCTATTGCCCGTAATGCAGATTCGGGGCTATCTACCCGACTAAGTGGCCCACCTTTCCAGTTAGCAATAAATTTTAATTGGTCTGCGGTGAACTTAGCTTTAGCATCACGCTTAACTTCCATTAAGATAGTTTCTCCGTTAAAGCACACCATTAGGTCAGGTATTCCTCTGCCTACCATTGATAAAATATAGACATCTGCCCCCGCTTTTCTGAGGGTTTCTACTATTTCTGTTTGATTTGCATCGGTTCTTTTGGCGTATGCCATTGTTTTTTAACAATATTCAGTTAAGATATGCTAACTTTATCACGATTAGGGTCTTATATGGCTAAAAATCAGTATGGTGATTACATTGGTGATGACGAATTTATAGAGAAATGGCGAGCATATCCTAGCCCTACAGCATTAGCAGAACATTTAGGTATCGGTGTTCGTGCCGTTATGAATCGTAGGCGGTCAGTAGAAATTAGGCAGAACATAGAACTTGTAACCGACCTTAGTTATAAACAAGAAAAAAGCAAAGATTATATTGAGAGAGCTAGGGCTGATAAGGCAAAACGCCAAGAATTACTACAAGAACGCTTAGATGCCACTACCCATAGCGTTAGACGGGGTATGGAATTAGAAAAAGGTCGAGTCATTATCTTTTCGGATGCCCACTTTACAGAAGATACAACTACAGGGTTTAAAGCCTTAATCAAGTTTATTGAGCATTTCAAGCCCAAAGCCATTATCTGTAACGGAGATGCCTTTGATGGGGCAGTACTCAGCCGATTCCCAAAGATAAATTTTGACCGCCAACCTAGCGTATTAGATGAACTAAACTACTGTAAAACGCATTTAGATGCCATTGAAAAGGTTATACCAGCAGGGTGTAGGCTAATATGGACTTTAGGTAATCACGATATGCGTTATGAGTCGGCTTTGGTAGCTCGTGCCCCTGAGTTTTCAGGGGTGGATGGGTTTAACCTCAAGTACCATTTCCCCCATTGGGAAACCTGTTGGAGTTTTTGGGTTAATGAAGATACTGTAATTAAGCATAGGCATAAGGGCGGTAGGTACGCAGGGTATAACAATGTCCAAGCCAGTTTTTGTAATATATTTACAGGGCATACCCATGTCTTGACTCTAAGTCCTATATCAACCTTTGACCAAAAGACCTACTGGGGTGTGCAAACAGGCACTTTAGCCGACATCAATGCGGATAGCTTTAGTTATACAGAAGACAACGCAAAGGATTGGCGACAAGGCTTTGTTATGGCATCTTGGGAAAGAGGTCGGTTGTTAATGCCTGAGATGATTCAGGTTTGCGGAGAAAACGAGGTAGAGTTTCGTGGTGAAATATTAGAAGTATGAAAATAACGCCTAAGATTATTGAACACATCTACAGTATGTTGTATTGCTGCGAGCCGTTTGCGTCTTGGGATTTACCTTTGCCTGAAGAAATCAAGTTTGTAGTGGATAGCGATTTTGATGCTATGGGTACATACCTATATGACGATGGGGAAAAACACGCCCATACCATTACTATATCTGACGCTAGATGCGGTCATTTAGACACAGTCATTAGGACTATGGCCCATGAGATGATTCATGCAAGCCGTTGGGATACAAGCACTCAGGCGTGGACTAAACACGATAAAACCTTTAGGAATAGGGCTAAAGCTGTAGCTACAGAATTAGGCTTTGACCCGTTGGAGCTTTGACTCCACTATACCTAGTAAGGTATCGAACTCAATTTGGTGGTATTTCTCGAAAGCCTTTGCTCCGAGTCCATGCACACCTGTAGCACCTCTGTGATGCTCGGTACATAAGGGGAGTATTGGTGCTTCTGACCGCTTTCCACCGAATCGTCTGACATGGTGAAGCTCTGCGGGGGTGTCATGGTAGCCCATGTGGTAGCATAATACGCAACCAAGTCTTGCAATATCGTCATGGCGTTTTTTATCCTTTTTGTTCATTAGCGTAGTCGTACCACATTAGATAGAAAGCCTTAAATTCATCAACCCCGTTGCCTAGTTTAGTGCATCCAAAAGGTTGGACTTGCCAAAAGTTTTCTATAACTAACTGGTCATCTGTGTTGCCTTGCACAATAACGACTGTAAAGTTAGGCGTTTTAGCAAAGGCTTGCAATAGGCGTTTTTGACCCTCGCTAACCTTTTCATTGGGGCGTTTCCACTCCATCACCAAAAACTTACCATTACGCTCTGCAATCCCATCTATGTTACTAGGGCAGAAGTTTTGGTTAGTAGGTATTAAGCCTTTGAACGCACCATAATCGATGTGAGTCGCATAGGCATTACGCATTATCTTATTGAATGTTTGCATCTTTTTGCAGTACATCCTCTAGTTCTTGGGCATAGTCGGTTATATCGCAACTGAGCAAATAGGCTTCGGTATGGTCATTTTTAAGTTTAAGTTCATGCACCCGTTTAATGGTGCGAGTTAAATCTAGGAATACTTCTGCAAATCCTCTCATCGTGTCAACCTTTCTAAGTTTCTGTCATTAGCTTGTTGGGTACGCCATGCTTCAAAACGCATCTTGGCGGCTTCTAATTGCCATCTAAGGGCTTCTTTTTGCTCTACCGCTACACCTATGGCTTTGCATAAGTCTTGGTATTCAGGACTGCGGTAGGCTTCTCGTTCCTGTGCCCCTAACGACTGTTCTTCGGTCTGCGACATCTTGATGGCTTTAAGACTGTGCCTAAAGTTTTCAAGCTGGGCAAGTTCACCGCTTGCTTTAGCATATTGCGGTGCGGTTTTAAATATAAAGTCTATTGCTTCGTGTGGGTCATACTCTTTCATTTCCACTCCCCCTGATTACCTTTGTTACCTTTTTTCCATTGGTCTGCAAAGCCTATTAGTAAATTACTATCAATTTGGTATTTTGATAGGTATTCCCTAAACTTTGCTAACCCCCATTGATTACGCCATTTACACAACTGCCGTGCTGCACATTGGTATTGATGCTCCCCATTGTTCTGCCATTGCTGCTGCAATTCCTTCAAAAGTTCTAGCCCTTTCTTTTTGGCGGTCTTTACCACCTTTGTTAAACCAATTACCAGCCACTTTAGTGCTTTGGCGTTCTTCAACAATATTGGTGGGCACTAATTTTGGCAAATCTTTTAACCATAAACAAGTTCTTTTTTGCATTGGATGACCATATTCGTAAGGCTGAATTGTTTGCGAATATTGTGGCAAACCATATACCTTTGAGGGTATGGGATTTTCAATATCTATCTTAGGTATGTTTGCGTTGTAAAGAGCCATAAAAAACTCTTTTGCAGCCAAACCTTTTGTTAATCTTTCTTGGTTCAAAATACCTTTTGGATATAAAAACCTAGCACCAGCATTAGATAAATATGTACATGGTGGGTGGGCAATCATTAAATCCCAGCCATTATCAAGAATGTCTAGCACCGAACCTTCGTAATGATTACCTTTGGTTTCAGTAGGCAATATGTCACAAGACCAAGCATCGTGGCCCAGTTGTGCAAAAGCATCTCTAACACGCCCCGAATATTCACAAGCAATTAGCACTTTCAATCTATTTCCATCCCCATTCGCATCATACATTTCTTCTTTAAAGTATCGTAGCTATCGTACCCGTTACCTAAAATACCTAGTTCTCTAGCTTTGTTTTCAATACCTTGTTGGCTAAACATCCATGACCTGTCCACCTTTTCTTTAACTGGGGTCATGTCTAAAACATCCTGAAATCTAAGCCCGTTAATCCACGATGCAGGGTACGGGATATAGTCTATTTCGGTGCGTTTAAGTTGCCAATGTCTAAGGTGCTTAGGCAAGGCTTCTAGGGCTTCACGCTTTTCAAGGTCAGTCAATCTTTTCCAAGCAATCTCAGCTTTTTTCTTTGCGACCTTTTTGGGCCAATTTACCCAAAACTTTTCAAAATCCACACATCCCCCTATTTTGTTGCAAGTACATAAAGTCCAATATTACTAAAAGCATAACCGCTATATACAACCGCCATAGCAGTATTACCTTTAAAGCCTTGTTCTATACCTATATAGGCATAAATAAGCCCCGTAACAATAATTAACCAAGAACTCAAAATGGTGCATCCACAAATTTAGGTTTATCAGCTTTAAAAAACTGGTAAGT